GGCGCGGTCGAAGGTGGGCGACAACGAGCCGCTGAAGGTGTTCATCAACACGCGCCTCGCGCAGTCGTGGGAGGACCGCGGCGAGGCCGTCGACCCGACGAGCCTGGAGACGCGCAAGGGCGATTGGTCGGACGATGCCATTCCGGACGCGATCCGCTGCATCACGGCAGGAGTCGACGTGCAGGACGACCGGCTTGAGGTGGAGGTCACTGGCTGGGGCTCCGGCCTTGAGTCGTGGAGCCTCGGCTACTACGTGATCGGCAGCGACCCGCTGGACAAGCAGACATGGGCGGCGCTAGACGCGATCCGCGCCCGCGACTACGTCACAGACGCCGGGCGCCGGATGCGCATCGCGGTCATGTGCGTGGACAGCGGATTCCGCACACAGGCAGTCTACGACTACGCCAAGGCGCGCAGGAACGTCCACGCCATCAAGGGCATGACCGGAAAGAACCGAGCGATCTGGGAGAAGAAGGCGCGATTCAGCGGCAAGAACAAGGACATGGGCAAGTTTCACCTTGTCGGCGTAGACACCGCAAAGGACGCGGTCGCGCGCTACCTTCGCGTGCAGGCAGCCGGACCAGGCTACTGCCATTTCCCGGCCGACCGCGAGCCGCACTACTTCGAGATGCTGACGGCCGAAAAGCGCGTGCCGGTCAAGGACCGCCGCGGACGAGTGACCTACGAGTGGCGCGTCAAGAGCGATGGGCGCCGCAACGAGGCGCTGGACTGCCGCGTCTACGCACTCGCGGCGATGCACGCCATGCTGGCGACAGGCGTCACGCTCGAGCAGGCGCCAACGCCGGCGACCTTGCCAGCCGCGCCAGCTAGTGCTACAGGTGAGAAGGCGAAACCCGCTGCGACGCGGCGAAAGCGACGAGGCAAGCGGGACGCGAAGACGGCCGGCTGGTTCGACGGCTCGGACAAGCTCTGACGGAGGAAGACGATGGCCACCTTCACACAGGCCGATCTGGCCGCGCTCGAGGCCGCCTACGCGCAGGGCATCAAGAAGATCAAGGCGGCGAGCGGCAAAGAGATCGAGTACGCATCCATGGATGACATGTGGGCGGCGATCCTGCGACTGCGCCGCAGCCTGAGTTCGCGTCGCTACGTCGGCGGCGTGTTCAGCCACAAGCGCAACGCGTGAGGCGACCATGAGCTTTCTCGACTGGTTCCGCGGACGACAGCCTCAGAGCAGCAAGCGCCGCTGGCGCCGACACGGCCGCCGCGGTTACGACTCGGCCGCCACCGGCTACCGCACGGACGGATGGGTGACGAGCGGCCACGACGCCAACACGGAGATCGGCTCGGCGCTGCGCATCGCTCGCAACCGCAGCCGCGACGCCTACCGCAACCAGCCGTTCTACCTCGGCGCGGTCGACAAGTTCACCGACAAGGTCGTCGGCACTGGCATTCGGCCGATCGTCGATACCGGCGACGCGGAGCTCGACAAGAAAGCGATGCGCCTGTGGGAGCGCTGGGGTCGGCAGTGCTACCCTGGCAGCCGGGCGAATATCTACGCGCTCGAGTCCATGCTCTGCCGCACGGCAGCGATGAGCGGCGAGGTGCTTGCCCGCCGTCGCTGGCGAGCGATGGACTCCATGCCAGGGCTGCCGCCGATTCAGGTGCAGGTCTTCGAGGGCGACCAACTGGACGACTCGCTCACCGAGGAGCGCGGAGGGAACAAGATCATTCAGGGCGTCGAGTTCAACGCGGCGGGACAGCGGCGCTTCTATCACATGTGGCGCGATCACCCTGGCGGCGGTCTTCTGATTGGCTCGCACATTCTCGAGCAAAGCCGCGTGCCGGCGCGAGACATGCTTATGCTGATGTGGGAGCTTCGCCCCGGACAGGTTCGCGGACTGCCGCCGATGCAGGCGCTGATACCAGGACTTCATGACCTCAGCGGCTACATGGACGCCGAGCGCTACCGCGCCAAGGGCGCCGCGTCCACGATGGCTTTCGTCAGCGGCGGCAACCCAGAGGAGGGCTACCCGGACGGCGTCGACGGCATCGCGCCAGCCGTCGATCCCGATGCCGGCGACCTCGTCGAGGACGGCGACGGCAACCCGATCGAGCAACTGCGCCCCGGGTGGATTGCCTACCTGCCAGAGGGCAAGCAGATCACCTTCAACAGCGCGGGCGCCCCGGCGAACGTCGACGGCTACGTGCGCGTGCAGCTTCACGAGATGGCCGCCGGATCGCCGCTGAGCTACCCGACGATGACGGGCGACTTGTCCAACGTCAACTTCAGCAGCATCAAGTTCGGCCTGACGGAGCAGAACGCCGCGGTGCGCGCCTTCCGCGAGCAGGTGTTCATCCCGTTGGCGCTCGAGCCGATCTGGCAGTGGTTCGTCGAGGCGGCCATCGCCGCCGGCCTGCTGCCGAACAACGCAGAGTTGTTCTACCCGACGTGGAGCCGCCCGCAGGTCGAGAGCGCCGACCGCCTCAACGAGGCCAAGGCCGACCAGCTGGAACTGCGCAACGGCCTTGCCTCGCGCCCTGGACTGCTTCGCGCCCGCGGCGCAGACCCGGAGACCATCAATCGCGAGATCGCCGAGGACAAGGCCGCGCGCGCGGAGTTCGGCATCGTGATTGACGGCGACCCCTCCCAAGTGACGACGGCTGGAGGCCTGCAGCCAGAGCAGGACGCAAGCGCCGAGTAACGCGTCGCTACACAAACCGCTTGACAGGTGTTCCGAAACGCTACACCGTAACGGTGTGGAACACTCGTCGAGTGTGGCGCAATGCCGAACGAGACCCGCGACAGCCTGCGAAAAGCCGCCGAGACGATGCGAGCCGCGTCGACCGTGCCATCGTCCTACAACGACGAGGAGCGGACGATCGACGTCGTCTTCAGCACCGGCGCTCGCGTGCGCAAGTACGACTGGCGGCGAGGTGAGGCGTACCTCGAAGATCTGCCTCTGTCTGGCATGGACCTCGAGGCGTTGAACAACGGCGCCCACGTCCTGCGGCAACACGGCATGGACAGCTTTGGACTCGACGACGTCTTCGGGTCGGTCGTGCCTGGCACGGCGCGCATCGAGGACGGCCAAGCCGTCGCGACGATCAAGCTCAGCCGGGCGGCCGGAGACCAGGAGATCGTCGGCAAGGTGGCCGACGGGATCGTGCGAAAGTGGTCCTACGGCTACGAGCGCATCGGCGAGTACGAGCGAAGCATCGACGAGGACACGGGCGTCGAGGTCCGCACCTGGGCCGCGCATCGACCCTACGAGATCAGCGCTGTCACCGTACCGGCTGACGGCGGAACCGACACACGAAGCGCCCAGCCGGAGGTGCCGGCGGCCGAAAGCACCGTTCAGGAGGACACCATGACCGACGAAGAGAAGCGCGCCGCCGAGCAGAAGGCCAAGCAGGAGCAGGACGCCAAGATTGCCGCCGCGGAAAAAGAAGCCAGCAAGCGGGCCCTGGCCGCCGACGCCGAGCGCCGCAGCGCGATCACCGAGTCCGCCAGCCTCGTGGGCCTCGCCGACAACGACGACGTCCGCAAGATGCTGGACGACACCGACTGCACCGTCGACGCCGCCCGCGCCAAGATCATCGAGATCAAGGCCGAGCAGGACAAGGCCAACGACACGCGCTCGGCCTTCGAGGGCATCACGGACGGCGGCGTCCACGAGCGGCGTCAGGCGCTGACCGACGCGCTGGCCTTCCGCGCGCGACCGCACGCCGAGCCCAGCGAGGGCGCCCGCTACTTCGCCGGGATGACCCTGCGCGACATGGCGCGGGACTGCCTGCGCCGCGCCGGCTTCCAGAGCATCGACGCGATGAACCCCAGCGAGCTCTTCGCCAACGCGATGAACATGGGCAGCCGTGCGCACAGCACGACGGACTTCCCGCTGATTCTCGCTGACGCGGTCAACAAGAACTTCCGCGCGGCCTTCGCGCAGGAGTCGCTGAACTTCACCGGCTTCGCTGGCCGGCGCGTCGTGAGCGACTTCAAGGACAACAAGGAACTGCAGCTCGGAAACTTCACGAGCCTGCCCGAGGTGCCCGAGGGCGCAGAGATCAAGTTCGGGACCGTGGGCGAGCAGCGCGAGACCTGGGCCCTGCTGAGCTACGGCCGGCGCTTCGGCATGACGCGCCAGATGATGATCAACGACGACCTCAGCGCCTTCAACAGCATCCCGGCGCGCCTGGCGTCGGCGGTCAACCGCACGATGCTCGACCTGTTCTGGGCGCTGTTCACGGCGAACGCCAACATGAGCGACGGCAACGCGCTGTTCAGCTCGGCGCACAGCAACATCACGTCGAGCGGTGGCGCCCCGAGCGTCACGCAGATCGGCAAGGGTCGCCAGATCTTCGCCGAGCAGACGGACGCGGAGGGCAACTTCCTGTCGCTGATGGCGAGCCACATCATCTTCCCGCCCGACCTCGCCGATTCGGTCGACCTCGTGCAGGGCGCGCTGGTGCCGTCGCAGACGTCCAACGTGCGACCGAGCTACATCACCGGCCTGGAGCCCGTCATGGAGCCGCGCCTCGGCGCGAACTCCTCGACGATCTGGTACATGGCCGCCGCGGCCTGGGAGTCGGTGGTCTACGGCTACCTCGCCGGCCAGGAGGCCCCGCGCTTCTCGAGCAAGGAGTCCTGGGAGACCCAGGGCATGGAGTACAAGATCGAGCACGACTTCGGCTGCGGCGTCAGCGACTGGCGCGGCCTGTACTACAACGCGGGCGCCTGATCGGGGCGGACGGGACGCGACGAGAAACACTGAGGGATAGGAGAACATCATGGCAACGAACCGCATCGCTGAGGGCCACGTCCTTCAGGACCTGATCGCCCCCGTCGGCGGCGTCACCTCTGGCACGCCCGTCATCATCGGCGGCACGCTCTGCATCCCGGTGCAGGACGCCGACGCCGCCGCGACCTTCCAGGGCTACGTCGACGGCGTCTTCGAACTCACCAAGGCAAGCGGCACTACGGCGGCGATCGGCGCGGTGGCCTACTTCGACAGCACCAGCGGTCTCGTCGAGGCGAGCGACAGCGCGACCAACCGCAAGATCGGCATGTTCTCGAAGGTCGCGGCCAACGGCTCGACGACCTGCGAGGTACGCCTCGACGCGGTCGCCTTCGGCGCCGGCAACGAAGACCTCGAGAGCAAGGCCGACAAGGTCACGGGCACGCCCACCGACCAACTCGCCAACCTGAGCGCCACCGGCAACCTCGAGGCCTCCGGCATCGACAAGGGCGACGTCGTGACGATGTCCGCCGCGTCGACGGTGGCGAACGAGGTGCTGATCGGAGACGGCAGCGCCAAGACGGCGTCCGGCTCGACGATCGACTCTGGCGACCTGCCGACGATGGCCGCGGCGGCGGCCGGCGCGGGCAACCTGATCCAGTCCGCCGGCGCGGACAAGACGCAGTCGGACTCTGGCGTCGCGGTCGCCAACGTGCCGACGATGGCCGCCGTGGGCGGAGCGGGCAACCTGATCCAGACGGCGGCGGCCGACCG